ATGATTACAAACAAGCTTGAAATGGTCATTTTTAAGTCAAATGAAGAATTAGCTTTAGAAATTAAATCTTTACGTACAAGAATTGGATACAATCAAGACGATATGGCAAATTACTTGCAAATATCTAAAGCAGCATATGTAAATAAAGAAAATGGTAGAAATGAATTTACTTTGTTAGAGGCTATTAAATTATGTGTATTATTTAATAAAAAAGTAGAAGAATTTTTTTTGCAAACATCGTAACTAAAATAGTTACAAATGTAACTAAATAAATTACAAGTAGGTGAGATATGGTATTGAATCTTACAGAAATTAGAGAATCAAAGAATATAACTAAATCTGAACTAGCGAAATTAGCTAAAGTTAGCCCAAGCTATATTACTGAGTTAGAAAATGGTGATTATAAAAACCCGGGTGTAAAAATTGTATGTTCTTTATGCTTGGCACTTGAGACTACACCAAATGAATTGATTAACTCAAAATATTGGAGCTAATATGGAGGATCAATGAGTGATTTGGAAGAACTTTTTAAAAGCATCATAAAAATAGAGGTTGAAAAACATATACAGAGAGTTGAGTCCGAAAAGGTATTTAATACTAAAGAGGCTGCGGAGTATCTAAGAGTTAGTAAAGACTGGCTTTATAAAAATTTAGATAAAATACCTCATGCTGACTTAGGTGGTTACAAGTTTCTTAAAACAGACTTGGACCACTACATAAAGAGCAAGACTAAAAAAGTATCAGCTGTTGATATAAGCAACTTTAAAGGAAAAGGTTGTGAGTTCAAAGTTTAACAAAAGAAAACAGGAGGAATAGAAATGGAATTTCAAAATAAATCCCAAGTGAGTTCAACCATAACAGTGTCAGTGGATGAGAATCTTCATCTACAAACAGAAAATGGACAAGTAGTAGTGAGTAGTCGAGTAGTATCTGATAGGTTCGGTAAACTACACAAGCACGTACTGGATAGTATAGAAAATATACTTGAAAGTGGGGTAGCCGAAAATTGGGCTGACCTATTTGTAGAGTCACAATATCAACATGAACAGAATAAGCAGTATTACAGAGAGTACCTATTAACTCGTGATGGCTTCACATTATTAGCTATGGGATTTACTGGGAAAGAAGCACTTCAATGGAAACTTAAGTACATAGAAGCATTTAATCGTATGGAGCAACAGCTTAAGCAAAACAATCCACTTGAAGGTATCTCTTCTGAACTACAAGCAATAATTATGCAAGATAAGAAGCTACAACAAATTGAACATAAAGTAACAGAATTAGAAGATAACATACATATTACTAGATCACAACAGAAGCAACTTAAGAAATTTGTAAATGAAGTAATAGTAAAAGCACTTGGTGGTAAATGTACACCTGCATATAAGGAACTAAGCCATAAAGCATACAGCGAATTTTGGAATGCATACTACAATGCTTTAAATGTTGCAAGTTACTTAGATACACCGAAAAAAGATTTCCATTTAGCATTAAAGTTTGTAAATGAGTGGGTACCAAGTAGAGATTTAGCCCTAATGATTAGAGGAGCAAACTCTATGGAGGTAGCTGAATGAAAAAGGTATGGGGAACATTAGCAATTGTATCTTTCGTAGCATTGACTGGCCTTCCAGGAGGATTAGATAGTGGCAGCATGACCATGACACAGTTTTTAGTATCATCCATAGTTATACTTGGTATTTTTGGATTTTCTCTAAGTAAGTTAAGTAAGCATGAATGGAAAATTGAAGAGGAGGATTAAGATGAATATTAAATTATTTGAATGTGTAGAAGCCAAAATAGACCACGTGATTGAAGATGGAAATAAAGTTGTTGTAGCAACGGTAATTCCAAAAGGTAAAGAACAATTTGAACTTAAATACCCACTAGGAGTAGCTACAGCAAGTATGCTCAGAAAAGATGTAAAAAGTAAGCTTGGTATTTAATATGTTAGAACAAGTATGGCAAGTAATTGTTTTAGAGGTAGTACTTATACTTATTTTCATTAGATTACTCAGGAGGAAATGATGGTACTTAATGAAGCAGAATATGAAATGTACATAGATCAAAAGGTTAAAAATCTTATTCAAGATGAAACAGCACGAATTATAGATAACCGTAGGCCGTTTGTGGATTGGGCAGATGCTTACTCAATTTTAAAGGAAGAAATTGAAGAGACATTAGAAGAGGTTATAGAACTTCTAGATAACTTAGATAAGTATTGGAATATGGTTAAACTAGATGCTCCAAATGTAGAATTTGTAGAACGTCTTAAGGTAATAGGTTTTATTACAGAAAGAATTATACATGAAGCAAAGCAAGTAGGAGCGGTATCCAATAAGGCTATAGATCAACTACAAGACAATGCTGATATTGATATTATAATTCAAAAGTTAGAACAAATGTTAAAAGAACGCAATAAAAAAGCACCTATCACCGACCAAAGCAAATAGGTGCGGATAAATAAAAATTTATCAGTTAGATTATATACCATTAGAGGGAGAATTAGAATATGAAACTTTTATTAAAAGTACTTGAGATGAAGAATTTTAAAGGAATTAAAGAGAAAAAAATCTTTTTAGATAATACAGAGACTAAGGTTTATGGAGCAAATGGTGTAGGGAAAACAACAATATGGGATTCTTTCTGTTGGTTATTATATGACAAGGATAGCCAAGATCATAAGGACTTTGAGATTAAACCACTTACAGAAAATAATGATCCTATTCATTTTCTTGATACAGAAGTTATAGGAGAATTTGAATTGAATGGAAAGACATTCACATTAGGTAAGTTATTTAGAGAAAAATGGGTTAAGAAACGTGGACAAGCAGAACAGGAATTTAGTGGTCATGAGACTATCTACTATGTAGATGGAGTTCCTTGTAAAAAGAGTGAGTACCAAGAGTACGTTAATGAGATTATCAATGAAAAGACATTTAAGCTTTTAACTAATCCTTTAACTTTTGAATCAATGAAGTGGCAAGATAAAAGAAAATTCTTATTTGAAGTGTGCGGGAACATTGCTGATAACCAGGTAGATGGTTATGAGAAACTTCAAGAAACATTATCAGGTAAAAGTGCAGAAGAATACAAAAAGTCGTTATTAGCTACTAAAAAGAAGCTTAAGATGGACATTGATAACATTCCTCCAAGAATTGATGAATTAAATAGAAGCTTAGAAGAAGGACTTGAACCTTTAGAAATTCTACAAGCTAGAATTGCAGAAAAGGAATCATGTAAAGCAGAGTTAGAAAAGCAGTTAGAAGCAACTGATGCACAGTTTAATGATATACGAACAAAACAACAGCAAATACTCAACCTAGAACGAACAAGAGAAGAAATTATAAGAGAGCACAATAAATCTACATATGCAGAATACAACCAAACTAAGGACAGATTAGAAGCCTTAAAACGTGACCTATCTAATCTTACAAATGAACAGGATAGTATTGTCAAGAAAATTGATACTTTGAAACAGGATGAAATCATCCTCAATTCAAAAGTAGTAGATAAACGTAACGAATGGATGCAAATAGCATCAGAAACTTTTGACGAACATAAAGCTATTTGCCCTACTTGTGGTCAGGACCTACCTGGTGAAGAAGTTGAAAAGCTTAAAAGTAAATATATAGATGAAAAAGCTAAAAGACAAGAAAGTGTGCTTAATGCAGCCAATATGATAAAGGAAGATTTATCATACACACAGCAAAACATAGATAAATTAAAAGCTAGATTCGAAGATATTGCAGGTGAATTAGTAAGTATTAAATCAAATATTAAAGAGGTTGAAAAGATACTTGCACAACCAATAGATGCTACACCATGCAATACATCAGAAATAGATGCTCAAATTGATGTTCTAAAAAAAGAAGTACAAGTATTTGCAAGTGTTGATAATGATTCAATTAAGCAAGCTATCAAAATGGAAGATATTAATATTCAAAATATCAAATTGAGAGTAGCTAAGCATGATTCAAATACTAAAATACTTGAAAGAATAAACGAACTTCAAGAGAATCTTAAGGATTTACAATGCAAGCTTGCAGACGCAGAACAAGTAGAAATCATGATAGAGGACTTTACAAAGACTAAAGTAGAGATGCTAGAAGCTAATATCAATAGCAAGTTTAAAAACGTAAGCTTTAAACTATTTGATCAACAAATTAATGGTTGTCTAGTTGAGTGCTGTGAGTCTCTTATTAAAGGCGTTCCATTTAGTGGAGCTAATGATGCCGCTAAGGTACAGGCAGGTATGGAGATTATAAATGTTTTAAGTGAGCACTATGGAATTAATGCTCCTATATTTATTGATAACAGAGAATCTATAACACATATTCCATCAACTCAAAGCCAAGTAATCAATCTTATTGTAAGTGAGGAAGATACGGAGTTGAGATTTGAATGATGAAGCGTGATACATGCGGTAACTGGGATAAAGAAAATCATTTATGCAATGGTTCAAAAGCATGTGCTATGTGCAGCTATTATGGAAAAGAGAAAAAATGTGCAACTTGTAATGATTGTTGGACATGTAAATTCAAAAAGAAAAGTGAGGGAACTAAATGATGAAAGGTATTTGGATTAGGAGTCAAGATGGAACAACATTAACATTATGCAAGACAGTAAAGGCTTGGGAGAGTGGAAGAATAGTAAATAACTATGGAAAAGATTATGTACATCTAGGTGATTACGGTACAAAGGAAAGAGCAAAAGAAGTTATGGCTATTATAGCAAACTTTATTCAAAGCAAAACAAAAGATGATGAAGTATTTCAAATGCCATTAAATTAATTAAAACCAAGGAGGAATAAATAATGTCAGATAACCAAGTAGCAGTAAAACCACAAAAGGAAATTACAGATAGTGTATTAGCAAAGGTAAACAAGCTTCAAGAGAACAAGTCATTAGTATTACCACAAAACTATGTAGCAGGAAATGCACTTCAAAGTGCTGCATTAATTTTAGCTGAAACAGTAGATAATGCGAAGAAACCAGTGCTTGAAAGTTGTACCAAAGAAAGTATTGCCAACTCTCTTTTAGACATGGTTAAGATGGGACTAGAGCCAAGCAAAAAACAATGCTACTTTGTAGCATTCGGAGGAAAGCTTCAACTTATGACTTCATACTTCGGCAAGCTGGCTATTGCTAAAAGAGTTTCAGGTCTTGAAGAGGTAAAGGCGTTTGTAATTTATGAAGGTGATGAATTTGAAATGGAATTTAATCTTGATGATCTCACCATGCAACTTAAGACATACAAACCTAATCCATTAAATGTGAACTTAGAAAAAATCACAGGAGCATTTGCTATTCCTATTTTCAAAGATGGAACTAGGGGTGACTTAGTTTATATGAGTTACCAACAAATTAAGAATAGCTGGAATCAAGGATATGCTAAAGGAAACTCAGGAGCGCATAAAAACTTTACAGATGAAATGTGCAAGAAAACAATTATCACAAGAGTATGTAAGATGCTTATTAACTCCAGTGATGATGGAGATTTAGTTGATACATATCAAGGTGCAGATGAAGAATCTACACCTACACCACAAGTAAAACAAAAGGAAATGACAGCAAGCAAGGAGTTTGTAGATGTACCATTTGTTGAAGATCAGCAAGAACCACTTTCACAATCAGTTACAGTAGCTCAAGAACAAATAGAATGTCCTATTTAAGGAGGAGTGAAGATGAAGCTTAAAGTTTTAGCAAGTGGCTCTACTGGTAATAGCTACATCTTAGAATCTGAAACGGAGGCCCTAGTGATTGAAGCTGGGGTACCGTTCAAAGAACTCATAAGGCATGTAGACCACAGGAAGATAGTAGGATGCTTGGTAAGTCATGAACATAAGGACCATGCTAAATATATGGATGATTATATACTTCATGGGATATCAACCTTCATGAATTCTATGATTTGGTATATGTTTGGCGGATTTGAAGTTAAGAGTTTTGATAATCATCATGATGTACCATGCAAAGGATTTAAGATACATCATAAAGAAATGGGCAATTTGGTATTTGCTACAGATACAGGATATATAGAGTTTAAGTTTCCAAACATAAATCATTGGCTTATAGAGTGTAACTACTCAAAAGAGATACTAGATGAACGTGTAGACAATGGTTTTAACCCAGTGCTGGCAGACCGTATAGTTCGTGATCATATGAGTCTGGAGACTTGTAAATACTTTTTTCAAGCGAATAACTTAAGTAAGACTAGGAATATCGTTCTATTGCATCTGAGTGACTCAAATAGCCACGCAGAGCAGTTCAAAAGAGAAATACATGAGTTAACCAATAAACCAACATACATAGCTGAAAAGGGGCTAGAAATTGATTTAAGCCTATGCCCCTTTTAGAAAGGGGTGAATCAATTGGCAAGACCAAAGAAAACTGGATTAGATTACTTTCCTTTGGATTGTAATGCAGGTATTGATGATGAAATTGAACTTATAGAAGCTGAGTATGGTCTTGAAGGTTTTGCTATATACATCAAGCTTCTACAAAAGATATATAAGTCTGGATATTACATAGAGTGGACAGAAAAAGAACAATTACAATTTAGTAAAAGGGTTAATGTAGACATTAATCGAGTTAATGCATGCATAATGACATTTACTAAGTGGGGATTGATGAATAAAAGCATTTTTGAAGAGTATCAAGTACTAACTTCTAAGGGTATTCAGAAGAGATTTTTACTAGCTATTGATAAAAGAACATCTTGTGAAATGTATAAAGAATACCTACTTTTAGAAGAAATAGAGGTTAATGCATACAAAAACCTAGTTATTGTATGTAAAACCCATCATAATGCTGACATTAATCCCCAAAGTAAAGTAAAGAAAATAGAAAGTAAAGAAAAGGAAAGTAAAGTAGTAAGTGAGTCTGCTGCCTTAATATCCAAAACTATAGAGAATGCCTTTGGAAGATTGGCCAACCCATTAGAAGTAGATACATTGGTTATATATCTTGAAGAAGGAATTGAAATAAACCTTATTAAAAAGGCACTAGAAGAAGCTGCACTTAATGGTGCAAGAAATCTTAAATATGTTCAAAGAATCATTAACCGATGTCTTGAAGAAAAGATATACACTTTAGAGCGCTATTTAATAGCACAGGAAGAGTTTAAAGCTAAAAGACATACAAATACACACGACGAAAAAGAACCTTCTACAGATGCAATGAAGAGGTTCTTGGAGGGGGAATGACAATGACCAAAGAGCAATGTGATGACATACTTGTTATGCTTAAGGCTTGTTATCCAAACTTTAAGCTAGAGTTAAACAGCAAAGAAAGTAAGTATTGGATAGCATGTCTGATAGATCTTGAATTTGAAAAAGCTTTTATAGCAGCACAACAGCTTACCAAAACATCTAAATGGGCACCAAGTATAGCAGAAATTAGAGCAGCATATACAGAACTATTACTTCCAGACTTAGTAGATGCAGAACAGGCATGGGGAATGGTGGTACAAGCTATTAATAAACATGGTGGGATTTATTCCACTGATGCAGCTATGAATGAATTGCCTAGACAAGTACAAGAGGCTGTTAAGTGGATTGGTGGTATCAGAGCCATAAGTCAAGCAGAGAAACCGGATGTACTTAGAGGACAATTTACAAGAGCAATGGATGCTGTGAATAAACGTTTAACCAAAGAGTTGTCATTAGGTCCTAAACTAGGTAATCAAATTGATAACATTAGACTTGGATTAAAAGAACAAGAAGAGATGCTTAAATTAGAAAATACTAATTCAGTAAAACAGATTACATATGGACCAGTTACTGATGACAGTAAGATAGATTACAACATAAAGCAATGTGGCATTTTACGTGAGGCATATGCTAAGGCTCAGCAAAACTTAAATAAGGGGGAATTATCTTGAATAAACGAATGAAGAAGATTAATACATACAAAGGCTTAAGTAGTAAACAAAGGCTTAAAAATCAAGCAAAAGCAATACGTCAATTGTATACAGAAAATGAACAGCTTCATAAAGAAAATGAAGGATTGAAATGTGCATTAGAAGTTGAAAAAAATTACTCTTACGATTTAATGGGATATAAGAAACAGCTAGAAAATGAACTTAAAGGTCAGCCTAAAAAGACATTTTGGAAGAAGGTGTTTGGTTGAAAAATAGTAGAGCTAAAGGTGCTAGAGGAGAACGTGAACTCTCCAATTTGTTAAAGGAGCATGGATTTAATACTAGAAGAGGTCAGCAGTATTGTGGATCCAATGGTGATGCCGATGTAGTTGGATTACCAGGAATACATATCGAGTGTAAACGTGTTGAAAAACTCAATATATATAATGCATTAACACAGGCTGAAAATGATAGTAAAGAAAATGAGATACCAGTTGTTATGCATAGAAAAGACAGAGAAAAATGGCTGGTAACAATGAGCATTGCTGATTGGATCCAGATGTATAAGAAACTTAATCAAGTTACATGTAGTGAAAAAAAGTAGAATAAATCGAAGTTGTAGACGAGTTCGGAGAACTACAGCTTCGATTTAAATAAGGAGATGTAGTGGTGGGAATACCTAGAAAACTTAATGAACTAGATTATGCATCGGGTGAATTTATTAGATGTTTTGATAGTTTATCCCAAGCAGCGGACTTTCACAATATTTCAACTATGAACATATGGACATCAATTACTAAAAATAATGGGCGCATGAACAATTTAAAGCTACGATTTCAGTACGCTGAAGATTATATACCAAGAACTCAATGCAAAGTAAAACAGCTAGACTATTATACTGGTGAAGAAATTGAAATATATAACAACCTTGAAGAAGCGGCATTGGACAATTTTGTATCAGTAAGATATCTGAGAGATGCTATGGACAAGCGAAATGGGTATATGAGGGTAAAAAAGTTAAGATTTGAATATATAGAGGTGCGTTATGGCAAATAGAGCAAATATGATGCTAAAAGGTATGCAAAGGCAGATACAAGCAGATAGACAGGCGTTTGGCATGACAGCATGTAAAGCGGTAACAGCTATGGCACTGGTAGTGCTACATGATGAATTCGGATTTGGGCCTAAAAGGTTGCAGAGATTTCAAAATCTAGTTGAAAATCAAGCTGATTGTATCACAGGTGGTTTTTGTACATTAAATGACTTAGAAGGTCTAGCAGACGAACTAGCAAAACGAGTAGGCTTAGAAGATTCAAGTAAGCTTTAAACAAATCAATTTTTTAGAGGGTGAAGAAGATGAGTAAACAGTTTAGAGTATGGAACGTTAAAGAAGAACGTTTTGAAAAAGAAGATATTAACCGCCATTTCTTGTTACAAGGCAATGGTGTGCTATGGTTGTTTGAAGCATCAGGATTTAGCCAAGAGCTTATATGTTGTGTAGCAAATGAACATATAGTTTGTAAAAGTACAGGTATTAGAGATAAGAATGAGAAGCTTATATATGAAGGTGACATTGTTAAACTTAATGGCCAAGTTGGAACTATTGTTTTTGAATGTGGAGCGTTTGGAATTGCAATAGATGATTGCGTAGATTATGACAAAATACAAGAGGCTATGGATAAGGATGATGAATGTTGTGGAAATGAGTTTGAAGGTTGCATGAATGATAACTTTATTTCATTGTGGGAGATCTACTGGAACCTATGTTGCATAGAAAACTATTTGTACATGGTTGAAGTAATAGGCAACATACACGAAAACCCAGAGTTGCTGGAAGAATAAAAGTAAATTTTTAGAAGGTAGGTGCAAAGTGTTTAGTGCAGAAGAAGCAAGAGCATTAACTATAGGTGGTAAATCAGAACGAGAAAAGCAACAGTTAGAAGCAGCTTATAGAAATATCAAGCAAGCAGTTAAAAATGGTTCTATGTGGTGTTATTGCTATGAGTGGTTAAATCCACCAGTAATAGCAGAGCTAGAGAATTTAGGATATAGAGTGCAAAGACAATCAGACCAACGGGATGGGACGATGTTTAAAATAAGTTGGTAAAAGTAACTTTTGAAGGAGAATTGAGGTAATATTCAGCAAAAGTTGATATATTACCTCAATAATAAGGTATGAAATCTAGTTTTAATAAATAATTAGGCTAAGGAACCTATATCAACTTTCTGTTTTTGTGATGGATTAACTGTAGGATACTTAGCTTCTCCGTTGGAACCGTCCCAGCCTAGTATGTAGCAAATAACATCTTGAGAGGAGTTACTACTAGATATGCTAATTGTATTAATAAGCGTCCATTTTATAGCTAGATATTTATTAGCCTCTTCACAAGAATATGCTTCAGCTACTGTGGTTATATTGTAAAATTGTTGCATTTTATCATACTCCTTTCTCTTAGAATTTAGCAACTAAAAGTTGTTAAGTATATTGTAATCCAGAGTATGCAATAAATGCAAACAAGTAGAATCTAAGTTTTATTAAATTGAATAAGGAGTGATATCGTGAAACAAGTCGTACATTTTTCTTATGATTTGATATTTACAGTTAGAACAGTATTGAGTATTTTTATTGAAAAACAAGAAGAAACAATTACTGACAAGAGCAAAAAATTCGCATCTTATGATGTGTTAGATATGCTAACAGATTCAGAAATAGAAAACCTATTAGAAAGATGGTCGGACATGAACGATGGTAAGACTACATTGTTTGAGAATGGGCTTGAAGATGCAGAACAGATGTGGAAAATGATATGGGAATCTGATAAGTATATAGAACAATTAGGGAAGCATATTTGTTCTGGGTATAGTGGAAGTGGTATTTATGACAAAATCACACGAAAATTTTCACCTTGTAATTTTACACAACATTATGATGCAATTAAGGTTATTTTAGAGGGATATCATCAAGACTTATGGAAAAAACATCAAGCGTTTATTTATAAAGAAACTACAGATTGTTCAGAAGTAGATAACTTCATAATGAATAACTTAGTACTAATCGGCAGTAAATACGAAAAAGAATACTATACTGTTGCAGAAAGACGGTATTAACTTAATAAAATAATTTTTTGGGAAGGTGAGATAATGAAGTTAACAAACCCAAAGTCAACAATTAAGACTATTATTCCAAGTCCGTATACAGAAGAAAACGTCTATATGTATTGTAATTATGCTAGAAATAACCGATTTAACGAGCCTTGCAGAGATTGTGAAGAAGAATGCAAGCACAGGGGTAAAAAGACCAGTTGGTACGAATAAAATAATTCTTTGGAAAAGGTGTCGGCATGATAGAAGTTAACATGAACGATGAAGTAAAGGTAAAGCTAACAGAGTTTGGTAGAGAGGTGCTTAATTTTAGGCATAAAGAAATAGGACTAAAGGGTGTATCAATCAAAGAAGATGAAGATGGATATTATACTACTCAATTACATGACTTGATGTACACCTTTGGAAAGTATATGTACATGGGTAACAACAATATACCTTTTGATTTAAACATAGGTATCGTGAGGAAATAAAATAGTTTTTTGGAAGGTGCATTAGATATGATAGAAAGTAAGTTTGATATGAATAACGTAAATGTGGAACAAGCCCAGCTATTTAATAATAAAGAGACGGAGTACATTTTAAAACAACAAAGGATGCCAGCAGGGACTACTGTTTGGCATCCAAACGAAATTTATAAGAATGAAGACGATGATTAAGATATGTACCGCCTAAAATTCTTTTATTTTTTCTTTTTAAGAATGTTTTAGAGCTATCTCTAAAAGTAAGATATAGTCTTTTACATGATTGTAATTCTTTAGCGGCTACTATTATATCTACATGAGAGAAAGAACCAGGTTCGATAGTAATGTAGTGACTATAAGGGAGAGTAATACCCATAGAGTAATCAAGACATTTAGCGATTAGCTTTAAATCCTTAGGAAGAAATGAGGCCTGTAAACGATTAAAATATGGGATGATTCTTTTATTTTCATCTGATACATAAAAGTTAAATAAGGTAATTGGGTATGATTTGGGGTTAATGATACGAAGAGACATGAAGCACATTTCCATATTTAGATCTTTATCATTATCAGATACAAATATAGGGACAAAAGAGTCTGCATCATCATAATAACCAATCATACCTACCTGAGTAAATGGCTGATCAATTAGATTCACAGTTATGGGGGCATTTGATTTGTAGAGTGCTAATGAGCTTTGTATTAAGGCTAATATAGCTGTTAGGGCTGTTATCCCTATACATAAAAGTTCAAAAGTATTTCCCAAGTTATAACACACCTTTCATAATAAATTTGAATAGTGAATTTAAGTATAAAATAATTTACTCAGACAAGCAAATAAAATTAGTTTTTGGAGGGATAAAGATGTGGGCACCATTTTGTGATATATATTCACCAAATGCAGAAAAAAAAGGACCATGTAACGACTGTTTATGTACTACATGTTATCATAATGCAGAAAACCATGCAGATGGGATGTGTAGGGAATGCGAATGTTGTAGAGAAGATAGATGTAATCTGATAAGTGGAGAATGTAAAGGTTATGAGCAAGCAATAAACCAATAAAAAATGTTTTTGGGAGGTGTAATTTATATTAGATGGATTTGTAGGAGGATTGCTAGTAGCGTGGATTTTAACATGGTTTGATGTGGATATTATGATGCTAGAAGTAATCCAACCTTTTATGAATATAGAATTAACAACAAGTCATTATTACATATTAATGGCAATGATTGGACTAGTTGGTGGAGCATTTAATAAAAAATAGGCTTTTAAATTACGAACAAAATACAAGCTAATTGTAAATAAATTATTAATGCATACATAATAGGGGTTAATGTTGACATTAACTAGGGTTTTCCTTACATAATACATACAAAACTAGGCTTAATGCTGACATTTATCCCTAAAGTAAAGTAAATAGAAAGTAAATAGAAATAGAAAGGAAAGTAGTAGTGCAAAACTGCTGCTACCTGATGCACAACGGAGGGATACATATGAGTGAAGGATTACAAAAAGAACTTAAGGCTATGGAAGAAAGAATTATAGCTACGATAAAGCAAGAACTTACACCAGAAGCTAGAGAAGAAAAAAGGTATACCAAGAAATTGCATAATACAAAGCTATTACTTAAGAACTATAAGAAGTTTAAGATGCATGCAGATCAAGCAGAGTTCACAGCACAGAACCTTATCAATAATGATCTTATTGAGATACTTGGAGAAGATTATGAGCAAGATCATGATGAAATGTATATTAAGAGTATCCTTAAAACTAAAGAAAGAACGGCAATGATGCTAAACTACATTACAAATGTATTAGAATTTTACGTTTATTCATCAAATAATAAGACTAATATCAATAGAGCTATAACACTTAAAATGGCATACCTTGAAGGTTGTACTCAATCAGAAATAGCTAAAGAATTAGAAGTCGATGAGAGAACTGTTAGACGATATATAGAAGAGGGGATAAAAGATGTAGCACCTCTTATGTTTGGTATAGACGGTGTTAAATTGTCCAAGTAATGACCTCGACATATCCTTATACTAGGGTTTACAATAGTATTGTCAAGATGTGAAGTTAATCATATTGTGTATGCGCACTCTATATTACATTACGTTTTGAACTCACTCTGAAATCGTCGTGCAGTTGAAGAGGTGTAACCGTTCTATTGGTTACACCTTTTTATGAGCTGTGAGCTTAATGGTATAAGATTGGGAAGTTGGCTATAAAATCATAGTTTATAGTACGATACAGCTATTTGTATTATATTGCTTAATAAAAACATGGTTATATTTAATTATAGACTACAATACTAAATTGTTGTAGAATATTGTTATAATATGAAGAAGTGAGGGGTAATAATGAGTACAAATAATAATAAGAATGTTCATGGAAAGCAGCAAGAAGCTCAATATGAAGTACGAAAATTTAGTAGTAAAACTGTAAAGGATCCGTTGAAAATTCTTACAGAATCCGCTCAACCAAAGGCGACAGCAGAATTGACGAATGTAGGGGAGATTAAACCACAACGAGGAGTAAGAAAATGAAAGTTGATGATATTATTCGGCTAATAAATGAATTGCCGATGATTATTATCTATGTTTATCCAGGCTTTATTGTACTACAACTATATCGTATGTTTACTTGTAAAGATGATAAAATTTGCAAATATGATATATTTAAATATATTACGATTAGTTCATTAATTGTGTTAGGTATTAACACGATTAATCAATTGATAATAATAATTATGCAACAATTTGAAAAAGTACTGGAATTTTTGAGGAAATTTATATTGTTGAAAGAAATTTTATTCAATATTGAAATAATAATATTAGCTATTATTATTGCATTGATAGCATATTATTTTCAAAAAAGTAATTTACTAAAAGCTATACTTAAAAAATTAAAAGTAAATATATCTACACACGGCAATGTAATATCAGATATAAAAGAAGATGGAGATACCTATCTAACGGTGTATTTAAAAGATAGTAAAGTTGCATATCAAGGATATCTATATTTGCATCGAATGCAACCTGATGAAGAACAAGTAATTGTGTTAAGAAAATATTCCGTTATAAAATTAGATGAGAGTGGAATGCTTGAGGAAGAAGATGCTGAAAGCTTTTTTAATTATAATACACGAAGCATTATTTTTAAATATAGTGAAATCAAAAAAATTGAAGTTTGCTATCCTAAAAAGGAACATGCAGAGACGATAGATAATAAATAATATTATATAAATTGAGAGAGCCAATAGGGCTCTTTTTATATTTAAGGGAGTGGTATTAGTGACAAATAAACAAAAAGCTTTTGTGGATGAGTACTTAATTGATCTTAATGCCACTAGAGCATATAAAGCAGTTTATAGGAATGTTAAGAGTGATGATGCAGCTAGAGCAAGTAGTAGCAAATTGCTAACAAATGCTAACATTAAGGAATATTTAGATAAGAGGATGAGAGACAGGGAGAAGCGTACAGAGATTACGCAAGACAAAGTATTAGCAGAACTGGCACAAATAGCATTTGCGAATGGTGCAGACTTTGCCAAGGTAGTAGAGAAGCCTTTAACTAGAGAAGATGGTAGTAATATATTAGATCCAGAGACAGAACAGCCAATTTACTACAAGACGGTTGAAATGGAACTTACTGATAAGCTTCCAGAGGATAAGAAAAAGGCTATTTCAGGTATTAAGATGGGTAAGAATGGGATAGAAGTTGCTACTTGTGATAAGGTACGAGCATTAGAATTACTCGGAAGGCACCTTGGAATATTCAAGGATAAGGTTGAGGTAAATGGAAATATTAATAACCCATATGAAGGACTTACAAAAGCGCAATTAATAGCATTAGCTGGTGATGATGATGGATGATAAAGTTATAAAGCTAGGAGCAAGAATAGAACTAGCGAAGAGTGACTTTTTTAGATATTGCAACTTAATGGCACCTGACTTTTATAAGTTTAGCAGAAGGTATTTAGTAGAGTTCTGTAACGATTTACAAGACTTTTACTATAGTGATGATGAAGTGTTAATTGTAAATATGCCACCTCGTCATGGAAAGTCAAGAACAGCAGGTTTATTTGTAGAGTGGTTACTTGGTAATAATCGTAATGCAAAAATAATGACAGGATCATATAACGAAACATTATCAACTATGTTTTCTAAGAATGTAAGAAATGCCATTCAAGAAGAAAAGGCTGATAAATACAAGCCAGTTTATTCTGACATATTTCCACTTACAAAAATAAAACGTGGAGATGGTGCTATGAATCTTTGGTCTTTAGAAGGTGGGTACAATAACTACTTGGCTACTTCACCAACAGGAACTGCAACAGGGTTTGGTGCTTCACTGCTAATTATAGATGACTTAATTAAAAATGCAGAAGAAGCTTATAATGAAGCAGTGTTAGAAAAGCATTGGGATTGGTTCACTAATACAATGCTAAGCCGACTTGAAGAAGGTGGTAAGATTATTATCATTATGACAAGGTGGGCAAGCGGTGATTTAGCAGGTAGAGCATTGAGTCATTTTGAAGAGCAAGGTATTAAAGTAAAACATATTAGTATGAAGGCTATGCAAGATGACGGTACCATGTTGTGTGAAGAGGTACTTAGTAAAAAATCATATGCTATGAAAGTAACAGCAATGGGAGAAGATATTGCTAGTTCGAATTATCAACAGATACCTATCGACTTGAAAGGATGCTTATATTCTAGTTTTAAGACATATATGCAAGCTCCTTATGAACAATTTGAAAAGATATGTGCCTACACGGATACGGCGGATACGGGAGCAGATAACCTGTGCTGTATTATTTATGGAGTATATAATCAAGAAGCGTATATCCTTGATATCTACTACACAAAAGAAGCTATGGAAGTTACAGAGATTGAAACTGCTAAACGACTATATGAAAACAATGTAAATGTAGCAGATATAGAAAGCAATAATGGTGGTAGAGGTTTCGCTAGATCAGTAGAGCGAATACTTAAGGAAACATACAAATCAAATAGAACAAAAATAAGATGGTTCCATCAATCCAAAAATAAAGTTGCTAGGATATTAAGCAATAGTACATGGGTTATGGACCATATTTATTATCCGGAGAATTGGCGTGATAGATGGCCAGAATATTATAAGGCCATGGTTTCATACCAAAGAGAAGGTAAAAACAAACACGATGATGCACCAGATGCAACGACAGGCGTGGCAGAGAAATGTACTTCTAAATTAGGGATGAGAGTGCTTAAGCCGAAAGGAGGCAGGTAATATGGATTTAAAGACTATTAAAAAACTCATAGAAAATTATTCGAGTGATCACAATAAGTTCATTGAGAAGTCAAAGAAAGCTGAAAAATATTATGAGGGTAAAAATGACATACTAGAGAAAAAAAGTCCTTCAAATGAAGTTCAGAGTACAAGTGATAATCCACTTAGAGTAGCAGATAATAGAATTCCTCACAATTGGCATGGACTTCTAGTTAATCAAAAGGCTTCATACATGTTTACATACCCACCTATTTTTGATACTGGAGATAAAGAACTTAACGAATCTATAGTTGAAGTATTAGGTGATGAATACCCAAAAGAATGCAATACGCTTTGTGTAAATGCTGATAACTGCGGTAAAGCGTGGCTTCATATTTGGGTAGATGATAATAATAATTTCCAATATGCAAATGTAGATCCGAAGCAAGTTGTAGCTGTATATTCAAATGACCTTAAGAAGAGGCTAATAGCTGTACTCAGAACTTACAAGTCATTAGATGATAAAGGTGAAAAATGTACAGTTTATGAGTATTGGACTGATAAAGAATGTTATAGATTTAGTTCAAAAGATGGTAACGCAAGTAGTGTAAAAGTACTAAATTCTTTCAATAAAAAGAATCTAGATACTGGAGATGAAGAGCAGACCAATGTATATACTCATAACTTCGGAGAAGTACCATTTATTGAATTTCCAAACAATAGTTTTAAAGTATCTAACCTAGATAACGTAAAAAAACTTATTGATGTATACGACAAAGTATTTTCAGGATATGTAAATGATATTGAGGATATACAAGAGGTCATATTTGTACTTACTAATTATGGTGGTGCTGATCTAGATGAATTCTTAGGAAGTCTCAAGAGATACAAAACGGTTGACCTGCAGAATGATGGTCCTGATGATAAGTCTGGTCTTAATCCTATGACTATTGATATTCCAGTAGAGGCTAGAAATAAGCTACTTGAAATTACAAGAAAGTCTATCTTTGTACAAGGTCAAGGCATTGATCCAGAGAGACAGGAGTTTGGTAACATCTCTGGTGTAGCTTTAAAGTTTGTATATAGCTTGCTTGAATTAAAGGCTGGTATTACAGAAACAGAATTCAGAATAGGGTTTGGTAGATTGGTCAGAATGATTGCCAAGCATAAAGGAAAGCAGATTAAAAAGCTTACACAAACATGGACTCGTAACATGATTACAAATGATGTTGAAACAGCTGAAATAGCAAGTCAGAGTAAAGATGTTGTTTCTGATAAAACTATAGTAGCTAATCATCCATGGACTACTGATACTGAAGTAGAGTTAAAACAAATGGATGATGATAGAAAGAAAAAGCTTGAGTATGAGCAGAAATCATTTGGTTCGTATACATTTAAACAAGGGAATGGTATAGATGGCCAAGAAGAGGACTAATCAATATTGGATTGAACGATCTAATCAATTACTTTCAAACATACATCATCAAACTACACCTAATATATTAGAAATCAACAAATACTATGATAAAGCTTTGAAAGACCTACAAAAGGATATCAATAAGATATTTCAAGTATATGCAAATAATCATCACCTTACACGTTCAGAAGCTAATAAGTTATTGAATTCTAAGATAAGCATTAGGGAGATAGAACATCTTAGAAAAGAGATTAGCCAAATAGCTAATGATGAACTTAAGAAGTCACTCTTAGCACAACTTAATGCTAATGCATATAAGGCACGTATAACTCGTATAGAGGCTCTAAAACAAGCTATAAAAGTACACTATAGCAAAGCAGCTGACAAACAACTTTCAATTAGTAGAGCATCATATATTAATACTATTGAAGAAAGTTACTACATGACAGCATACAATCTCCAAAAAGGCATTGATATAGGGTTTAATGTTGCACACATACCAACTGAAACAGTTAATGCGATATTGAATACTAATTGGAGTGGAAAAATTTATAGCCAGCGTGTATGGGGTAATTCACAGCATACTATAGATGCTATAGGAGAGACTCTTACAAGCGGTTTTATAAGTGGTAAAAGTATTCCTAAAATGGTTAAAGAAATTCAAGGGTTAACACGGTATGAGAAATATGCAGCAGAGCGCCTTATCAGAACAGAATGCACTTTCTTCTCTAACCAAGGTGCCATGGAGAGTTATAGAGAATGTGAGATAGAAAAGTACATATTTGTTGCTACACTAGATAATAGAACTTCTAAGCAATGTCAAAAGCATGATAGAAAAGTCTATGAAGTACATAAAGCAATGGCAGGTAAAAACCTTCCTCCACTTCATACATGGTGTAGATCAACTACGAGAGCTTACTTAGGTGAGAAATACATGAACCATATTAAGCGTAGAGCACGTGATTCAGAGACAGGAAGGACTTACTTAGTAAGTAATCTGGACTATAAGGAATGGAAGAATACATTCGTTAAGGAGGCAAGTTAATATGGCAGCTATACCAGATAGTATTAAGATTAAACTAGAGGTAGATACCACAGAGTTAGATGTTGCTTTAGGAAAGTTAGAAAGGTTTATAGAACTACAACGGAAAAGTATGTCTCTACCTATTCCAGTAAATCCTCAACATACTAGCAGTCGTGCAGACTATGTATCGTATCAATTAAATAAAAATGATAATTAGCACTAGTGAATTTTAACCGAATGAGCTGTTACTAGGAGGTGGCAGAGAGTAGGTTCAGCTAGTGCTTTTATTATTAAAAAATAGGAAAGGATAATTAAAAATGAAAAAATTATTTATTAGTCAGCCTATGAGAGGTAAAACAGATGAAGAGATTTTAATAGAAAGACAAACTGCTATCAATGTAGCAAAGGATATTACTGGTGAGGAAGTTGAGGTAATAGATTCATTCTTTCAAAATGCACCAGTAGATGCAAAACCGTTATGGTTTCTAGGAAAATCATTAGAATTATTAGCTACCGCGGATATCGCTTATTTTGCTCCAGGATGGAAAGAGACTAGAGGTTGTAGGATTGAGCACGAGTGTGCAGTTGAATATGGAATTGATAGGATTGAATAATTAGCACTCTTAACAGGGCGCTTTTTATATGTCCTTGGTAAGACAATAAAAGGCCAGTAGCATAAAGACGCTTTTAACCAAGTGTTTTTATATGTCGTGGGTATGACGTAAAAAGACCTAAATCACCCCGTGTGTGGGTACACGTAAAAAACCGTAGGAGGATAAAGAATATGAAAAGAGAATGGTTAAAAGATCTAGGACTTGAAGTTAGCATCATTGACAAAATTATGGACGAGAATGGTAAAGATGTTAACAAAGTCAAAGGAGAGCTTGAATCTATTAAAGGAGTTAAAGCAGATCTAGAAACACAACTTGCAACAGCTAACACCACTATTACGGAGTTAAAGGCTAGTAATACAAGTAATCAAGAACTTCAAACAAAGGTTACGGAGTATGAACAGACTATTGAAAATATGAAAGCTGATAGTCAAAAGAAAGAATTTGAGCTAGCACTTGAAAACGAACTTATCAAGCTTAATGTGCATAGTACCAAAGCAGCTAGAGCAGAACTAGATATGGATAAAGTTAAGTATGAAAATGGTCAGTTTACAGGACTTAAAGAACAAACCGATACATGGGCTAAAGAAAAATCATTCTTAATTAAAACAGGTGGTACTCATACACAGTACAATCCAGCAAGTGGTGGTGATCCTGATACAAAAGGTTATGCTGCACAAGTTGCTTCACAAAGAAACAGTGGGGCAGAACAAAATAAATCACAAAACAATCCTTATGCAAATGCATGGGACTAAGAAGGGAGCAATTTAAATGTATTACAAAGAAATTAACATGGAAAATTCACCAGAGTTTTTAGCAAGTCAGCATTATATTAACTTCACCACAACTATTAGTGACACAGGTGTTGTAGCAGACGAACATGGTCGTAAATATGTATTAGCAGGAACTGTTATTGATGTAGATGGTAAAGCTGCTACAGCGTCAACTGTATCATCTAAAGCAGTAGCAGGAATCTTATTTGCTACGGTTGATGTTACATATGGCCCACAACCTGGTGCACTGATGGCTGAAGGTTATGTTAGAGAAGCTAGATTAAAACAGGCTATTGATAATAGTGGAACACTTGAAGAAGCAATTAAAACATCATTAGCGGCTAAATGCCCTAAAATTACATTAAGATAGGAGGCAAATAATATGCCAAGAATTGAAGAACTATTAGCGTTAAGAGAATTAGTTGATTATACACAAACAAGACAATTTCCGCCATTAATGGGAGAGGTACTGTTCCCAGAACAAAAGATTGATGCTTTAGAAATTGAAATGTTAAAAGGTGCTAATAATCTTCCAGTAGCAGCTTCAGTACATTCATTTGATACTGAAACAGAGATTGCTTCAAGAGAAGGAATTAATGCAGCAATTCAAGATCTTGCACTTATTAAACGTAAACAAAAGATTTCAGAAAAAGAGCTTATTGTACTTAATGCACCTCGTAGTAACAGTGAAGAAAGACAAGTAATTGCTCGTATCTTTAATGATGTAGATGGTCTTGTAAACGGTGTACGTGCAAGAGTGGAAGCACTTCGTATGGAAGCACTCGGCACTGGTAAAATTGTGTTAAATGAGAACGGTGTAAAAGGAACAATTGACTTTGGGGTTCCTGGTGGTCAAAAAACTTCTAAAACATGGTTAAGCGCTACACCAAGAATCTTAGAAGATATTACAGATATGGTTAATGCAGTTGTAACCGGAAGTGGTTTCAGACCTACAAGAGTACTTACTTCACAAAAAATCTTAAATGGGATTCTTAAGGATGACAGAATCCGTAAGGCAATGTATGGCGTAAATGCAGACAAGGTTGCAAACTTAAATGACCTTAATCAATTACTTGTATCACAAGGTCTTCCTAAAATTGCTACATATGATGGTATGTTCCGTGTACAAGGGGAAAATGGTAAATATACTACAAAACGTTACTTCAAAGAAGATGCTTTTGTACTTATGCCAGAAGGTAAACTTGGTGATACATTCTATGGTTTAACAGCTGAAGAAGTTAGACTTAGAAATACACCAGGTGTTGATATTGAAATGTTTGGTAATATCCTCACTCAACATTACACAACAAATGATCCAGTTGCAGAATGGATTAAAGCAGTTGCTACAGCAATGCCTTCATTCCCAGCTGCAAACCAAATTTATATTGCAACTATTAGCTAAGAGGTGGCACATGCTACCTCTTTATTTATGAGGTGATAATATGTCAACAAGCTTTAGTCAATTGAATAAATTGAAGGCAAGAATACCTGAAGTAGTAAATAACAGTCAAGATAAGCTTTTGACACAGCTTTTAGAAGATGCTGAGCAGGCTATTTTAGACTATACAAACAGAAGTGATATGTTACCTGCTATGGAACCACTACAAAGGGAATTGGCATTAATCTCTTACAATCGTATTGGATTAGAGGGTGTATCTTCTCAAAATCAAGGTGGAATTTCAGTGCAAGTAGTAGAAGGTATTCCAAAAGAAATTAAGGCTAGACTTAACCGATATAGGAAGGTGAGGTTTAGATGAGGTTATTAGGACTTAAGCCATATAAGCTAAAAAAAGGGGCGTATGAGAAGGATGATGAATTAAATGATGTATTAGTTGGGTATGAACAAATAAGTATCATACAGGCAAATATACAGCCATGTAAGGGAGTTACTAAGGCTCAATTATATGGTTCTGAGATCACCAAATATCTTTCAGTTATTATGCATCCTAATCTACTTGTGCAAGAAGACCTTTATATTGAATACGAAGGTGTGCACTACGCAATTCAGCCAATATCAAAATGGAAACACTGGTCATTTGATATGAAAGCGGTGATTTAGTGGGGGCTAATATTAATGGAATTGATCAATTGTTAATGAAAATATCACAATTAGGTGGTTCGGCTGACAGGGTACTAGATAAAGCTATTATGAAAGCTGGAAAGCTTGTAGAAGGCGATGCAAAAGATTTATGCACAGTTGATACAGGAAGATTAAAGAATAGCATACATACTAAATTAGGCGGCTCTATGGATAAATATAGCTATAAAGATAATGATGGAAATGAGTTTGTAGGAGGACTTTCAAACTTAGGTCAAAATCATACGGCTATAGTTGGGACGAACGTTGAATATGCTCCATATGTAGAATGTGGAACAGGTAAAAAAGGAGAAGCTTCACCGAGTCCTCCTAAGTATCCAGGTGCTAGTTATAGGGAGGATTGGGTAGGACAAGAAGCACAGCCTTTTTTATGGCCGGCATTAAATCAAAATAAAGACAATATACAAGAGCTTATAGTAGATAATCTAAAGAAAGAAATAAGGAGGCTAAGTAAATGATTTACGATGCGAAGTCTCAAGTAGCTAGAAAATTAGATACGATACAAAATGTAAATGTATCCGGTTCAATTAAAAATGGATTAAAATCTATTCCTTGCATTGTGTATAAGGAAATGGATAATAAACCAACAGATCCATACAACAGATTCCAAGATGTTGTTTACAGTATAGACATATTCAATACTACAAGCACGAGTAAGCTTGCTAATGAAGTTGATGAAAAACTATCTGAATTAGGTTTAAGAAGAACATCGTGTGTAGATATGGATGATGAGAAGTTTAGGCGTAAACATATGAAATTTAAAGGAACTATAGATACACAAACTGAATTAGTTTATCAATAGAAAGGAGCAATACTATGAAGTTAGACTTACAATTTTTTGGTGGCATGGCTGCAACAGGTACGAAAATTGGCTATGGTGCAACAAGTAGTGGACCACATACAGAGATTCCAGGATTGTTAGAAGTACCGGAAATCGGTGGTGATCCAGAAAAAATAGATACAACTACACTTTCAGATAAAGTAAAAACATCAGTACCAGGAGTTAAGGATTTAGGAGACTTAACTTTTAAATTTTTATATGATACTGAAACTTTTAAAACATTAAATGCTATTAAGGAAAAGAAATCTTTTAAGGTTACATTCCCAGACAATATGACAGTAACTTTTGATGCTATCCCTAGTGTTAAATTAGGAAGTGCAGCAGTCAATGGAGCATTAACATTCTCTATTAGCATGAGTATACAATCAGAACCAGAATTTGGAACAGCGAGCTAGGAATATAAATCCTAGCTTTTTTATTTTATTTATAGAAAGGATGTTAAAGATATGAATTATGTAGTTTTTAATGTAGGAGATAAAGAACTTAAGTTAAGACTTGATGCAAAAAATACAGTAGCGCTCGAAAGGGTTGTAGGTACAAATCCTTTAAATGAACTTATGAAGTGTGCTCAAGGTAAACTACCAACTGTAGAGTTTGCAATTGCCACACTTCATGCATCACTACAGAAGTTGGAACATGGATATACGCTTAATAAGGTCTATGATTTGTATGATGAATATATAGAAGATGGTAATTCGTTAGTAGATCTAATTCCAATTCTCGTGGATGTATTTAAGGTAGCTGGATTTCTTCCTAAAGATGAAGAACAGGGGGAATAGATGGCGGACAAGAGCCGCCGAAAACATTAGAAGAAGTATTTGACAATATATACAAGGTATCTATACGAAGTGGAATTAAACCATATGAATTTTGGGATATGACGTTTGGAGAGATTATAGATGTAGTTGAGGCATTTAACGATAACAAGTTAGAAGAAATGAAGTATAACGCTATACTAGCCTATCAAACAGGAAGAATTGTAACTATAGGTGTAGGGAATGCATTTGGTGGTGGAGAATTTCCACAGATACATGAAATATTCCCTGGATTATTTGAACCACCAAAGGTAGTTCAGCAAGATAGTGAAGTAATGAAGGCTAGATTAATGTCTTACGTTGAAGCGTGGAAGAAAAAACATTAAGGAGGTGAGAATATGACACTAGAGGAATTACAAGTTGTAATTAGTGCAACAACCAAACCACTACAAAATGAACTAAAAAAAGTCAGTACACAGCTGAAGGGTTTAGAAAGTGCGACTAATAAATCTATGAGTGGACTACAAAAAAGTGTAGATAAAACTACATCAAATGTAGGTAAGAGTTTTGGGAAGTTAAAGACAGCACTTATAGCATTAGGTATTGGTAAAACGCTTAAAGATAGCTTTAATTTAGCGAGAACGTATGAAGCTAGTGTACAACAAGTGAATCGCATGTTTGGTATGTACAGTGGAGCATTGGATAACTGGGTACAAAAGAATGCTAAAACATTCGGTATGGCACGTGCTGATGCTATGAAATATGCATCCATATATGGCAATTTAGTAAGAGCATTTGAAAAAGACGGGGCTAAAATGACTCAGTATACTACGGATCTAATGAAAGCCACTACTATTATTGCCAGTAATACAGGAAGAACTGTAGCGGACGTAAGTGAACGTATCAGAAGTGGTATTTTAGGTAATACAGAGGCTATTGAAGATTTAGGTATTTACGCTCAAGTGGCGATGCTTAAGACTACTAATGCCTTTAAACAAATAGCAAACGGTCGTACATGGGATAAGCTTACATTCCAAGAACAGCAACAGATAAGGGTACTATCTATTCTTGAACAAACTTCTAGTCAATTCGGCGATAGTATCCAACACAATATGAACTATCAGTTAATGCAGTTAACTGCTACTCTTAAGAATATCGCACTTAATATTGGTCAAGCATTTATGCCTATATTGAATGTAGTAGTTCCTATTCTTAATACAATGGCGAATGCTTTAGAGATGGTTACAAGTAAGTTGGCAGCATTCATGAATGCTTTATTTGGTACCAACTTTAATTCAGGTCCAGGTGCAAATACAAGTCAAGATTTTACCAGTATGGGAGAAGAGGCTTCAAAAGCAGGAGATGAAGCAGAAGAAGCAGGTAAAAAGGCTCAAAAGGCCCTTATGGGATTTGATGAAGTAAATAACTTAAATCAATCCAATGGTGAATCTAATGAAAACTCTGGCAATATCATGGATACCATTACAAAGCCTGATGTAAGTCCTTTAGAACAGGCTGCTGCTACTTTTGCAGATAGGTTAAAAGTAGAGATAGATAAAATTAAAGGGCTCCTTAAAGATGGGTTTGAAATTGGAATAGGTGGAGATTATAAAGAACGTTTAGAGGAATTATTGGCTTTAATCCCACGTATCAAATCTGCGTTACAAGATATATTTGATGATGATATCAAACAATCATTTAGAAATATGGTTGAATCTTTAGCGTTATCAGCAGGACAAACAGCGGGTTCATGGGGCAGTGTTGGAATAACTATTGCAACAAATCTATTAGGTGGTGTAACAAAATATCTAGAACAAAATGGGCAGTTTATTAAAGATAGATTGATAGGAATATTTGATACAAGTTCTGAGATAGCTACAATATGGGGAGAATGGGTAACTACATTTGCAGATATATTTAGCGTATTTGGTGGTGAAACAGGACAGCAGATAACTGCTAATATTATCGGAATGTTCTCTAATGGATTTTTAGGTGCTACAGAGTTGTCATTAAAGTTTGGTAGAGATTTATTAGATACAATCACAGGACCTATTATTGAAAATAAGGATAAATTTAAAGTTGCCATAGAGAATACGCTCAAACCTATAGAAACGATCACAGGTGATATAAAGAATTTAGTTACTAATACCTTTAAAAGTATACTGGATTCATACAATAAGTACATACAGCCGACATTTAATAACATTAAAGAAGGATTTAGCAAGATCGTTTCATCTTTGTTAGATGCATATAATACTCATATTGCTCCAACGATAGATAAACTAGCTAAAAAGTGGAGTGAATTCTATAGTGATACATTACAACCAGTAATTGATAAAGCTATTGATGTTTTAGGAAAACTAGTACTGGCCGTAAGTGAACTATGGAATAATTGCTTAGCTCCATTTGTATCTTGGGTTATTGAGATTATGGGACCAGGAGTTTCTGCTTGTTTTGAAGCTATAGGAAGTATATTTTTAATAATCGTAACAGCTATTGTAGAGCAGACAGGTAATTTGCTAGATGCCTTTAGCGGACTTATTGATTTTATATCAGGTGTATTTAGTGGAGATTGGGAAAAAGCTTGGAATGGTATTAAAGCGATTTTTGATGCAATTACATCAAGTTTTGAGACTATCATTAAGGAACCATTACAAAAAGGCTTGGACTGGGTTAAGAACACATTTAAAACAAGTTGGGATTTAGTATGTAATGGATTAAGTAATTCATGGGAAAATATGTGGACTTCTATAAAAAATGGTACAAGAAATGCAATAAATTGGATTATAGATAAAATGAATAATTTTATAAATGGCATAAATTCAAAGCTTAGATTTACTTTGCCTGAAATAATGGGTGGAGCAACGATAGGTTTTGAAATACCAAATATACCAAGACTTGCAAGAGGTGGAATTGTAGATGGAGCTACATTTATGGGGAATTACATTGCAGGAGAAGCAGGGAAGGAAATGATTGTTCCACTTGAAAATACATCTTTTGTAGACAAGCTTGCTTCTGCTTTAGGGAATGCAGTGTTAGTTAGCATGCAAGTATGGAATCGAGCAAGTAATTCAAATACAGGAGGTCCTACAGAAGTTGTATTAGAGCTTAATGATCGTGCATTTGCCAGAGTTATAATACCTGCATTACAAAAAGAGATTAAACGAACAGGGGTGAAATTAGGATGATACGTATCAATGGCGTAGATGTTCAAACACCTAGTAGTTATATGGTAAATATTATGGATATTACAAAGTCAGAACGTAATGCAAAAGGTAATATGCAAATTGATTTAATTAATACAAAGTATAAGTTAGAACTTACATGGAGTTTGCTTACACAAACTCAGATTACAAAAATACTAGATGCATTAGAAGCACGTGTGACATTTGAAGTTACTTTTGTCTCTCCAACAGGCTCTAAACTAACTAGGACCTTTTACAAGGGAGATAGATCTGCACCGTTGCTTGACTATTTAGATGGTCAGGCAAGGTGGAAAGATTTTAAAGTTAACTTAATCGAGGTGTAAGATGAAGCAAACAAATTTACAGTTTAAATTAGGAATTCAAAAAAGTGTAAGGATACTTGATACACGTTTTGTCTTTTATAATGGACAAGACAAGTATGTATTAACAAGTGAAGATATACAAAGTTTTACATATAATAGTGCCTGTGAAAAACATTTGGGTGCTATTGAAAAGAAAATCTTGATAGGTAAGCTACTTAAAAATAATAAGACAAAAAATATTCAAGAAGGTACAATGCTATACAAGGAAATATGGGTAAAGTATGAGAATAATTGGTATAGTGATTTTCAAGAACCTTTTATTGTTACAGAGAAAAAAGAACTACAGGAAAGCGGTTTATATAGTTTTGAAGCCGTTGATACTTTAACACCCATACGAGAATCCGCTATGCCATTTGTGAGTCATTTTAAGAATGTACCTTTAAATAGCTATTACAAAGAGGTTCTGAGTAAGTTATCACCTATCTATAGCTATTCTGATAGGCTACTTAATCCTAACTTGAAATTTGCATTTCTAAAGAGTACAGATACACATGAATGCTTATTAGAACTTTGTATTGCTTCACAAGCGTTACTTAAATCAGACTTCAATTTAGTACCTTTTGTCTTTGGCCCTATTTGTGATCGTTTAACTTATGAAACGGGATTAACAAGTTATACCATTGATACAGGCTCAACAGAGATTTATCAAAAAGTATATACAAGTTTATTCTCACCTACTGAAAGTGATATACAAAATTTAGGACATGTGCAGAAGACATTACCAGCTTATGCAAGTCAAGTCAGTTTAGGAGAAGTAAGCTTTCAAGATGCTAGTATTGTACAACTTATTAAATTTGATAATCGTGTGACGATTGCTGATTATACTTTAGGTAGCGACAAATGCATTGTAAAAGTAGGGCATAACGAAAGTGATATACTAAATCTTAAAACAACGTTTAATGGTGTTAAATTAAATGCATTACAAACCGTAGATAGTGAAGAAGAAACAAAAAAGACTTTAACGATTTCAAATATATATATGCAAAGTCCTATTGCTTATAATAAAAGCATTTTTAAAGGTATACCTATAAGCATTAAATATACTGGAAATAGCTTATATGAAGTAGGCGATACGATTGAAGTAGATGGTAAATATAAAGTACTTCTTTTAGAAAGCGAGCTTAATTTTGAAGGTTCTTTAAGAGGAACACTAAAAGGGGTGGTGCTAAATGATTAGAGAGCTTAGTAAAAATATTTTACCAAACGTACCAGAACCTTTAACAGTAACAGGATCATATACACAAACACAAAGCCTAACAGATCTATTTAAGACAGAATCTTATACATTAAGTTTTGATGCACAAGATATTCAAGGTGATAAGAACTACTTTTTAATGTATCTTACGTATGATGATGGCACTGTGCATACATACTTTTTACCAATACAGTTTTTAGGAGAGCAAAGCATTACATTTGATGTAGAGTTTCCAGTAAGTACGATTCAATTTTACATTTATGGCAGTTGCACACTAAGTCAATTAAAACTCCAGAGTGTTATTACAGACCCATTAACAGATGAGCAGAAAGAATCTATAGATAAAGTTACAACTAATAGTGCTTATTGGGATAGGATACTTGCTATTACTAATAGTTTAGGTAATGTTATTACGTCAAAGTTAGAAGGCACGATTAATACGTCACTTAACATGATTACAGATAGTAAAGGTCAAATGTACTGGGAAGATGGAAACTTTATTTGCCGTGATGGTGAAACAGATGCAACTTCTACAATGGCTATGAAGTTTTCTCCAGCAGGTTTTATGATTGCTAGTGGTAAAAATGTGAATGGTACTTGGAAATGGCGTACATTTGGTACAGGTAAAGGCTTTGTAGCAGATGAGATTATATCTGGTACATTGAGTGCAATTGCTATACAAGGGGTAACGATTACTGCAAGTACACTTACAGGTGGTACGATTAATGGGGTAACAATTAATGGTTCTACAATCTATGCAGGTGATAAGAAAGCAGGTAATTACATAGAAGTTTCACCCAATAACCCTGTTAAAGTATGGCAAAATGGAAAGGTTGTTTCGAGTTTAGGTTATAGTGCTATCGGTGGTGGTAACATTACTGTTTATGATAAGCATGGTGCCAAGGCGTTTTCTATTGAGTGCTTAGAAGATGGTGATTTAGAAGTCTTTGGTAATAGTGATAATGCACTTATACCAGATCCTAACCATGATGGCTATTATATTCCTAATCCTAATGCAAGAAAAGTTATCTTTAAAGCAGGTAAAGTTCAATTTGACTCACAAGTATATGCTCCTAGCTTATATGGGATGTCTGGAGCTGGTGAGAATACACCGTATTTAACAGAAGATCGCTTTAATGCCATTTTAACGACTAAGCTTTTAACAAATGAGATTGTATCGGGTACTTATCTTAGACAAACTTTAACAAACTATGCAGATAAATCACATACCCATACAGGCTACGCTGCTTCTACACATAGCCATTATAACTATGCGGAGTCTAACCATAAACATACTGATTATGCTTCATCTTCACATACGCATAGTGGCTATGCTTCCTCTACACACAGTCATAGTGAGTACGCTTCGTCAGGGCATACACATACTGTTAACTCTGACGGTAGCCACAGCCATAGTTTTACTTCAAACTCTTGGGGAGGTTCTGTTGGTACTGCTGGTAGTCATACACATACCTTAAGTAATTACTCAGATATTCGTTTAAAAGAGCATGTTGAGAGATTAGACGATGAAAAAATATTTGAATTTTTAAAGACATTAGATATTGTATCCTATAACTTTAAAGATAAAAATATAGATCAACGTACTTTGGTTGGTGTTATTGCTCAGCAATTAAGAGAAAGTGAGTTTGGCAAGCTTTTTACCATACAGGATGAAGAAGGTTACTATGGTGTGTTCTATCAATTTTTGGCTACTTCTGCAATTGGTGCAATAAGGGTTTTGGATAAGAAGAATAAGGAACTTGAACAACGATTAGAAAAACTAGAATTGCTTATTAAGGAGTGATAAGGGTGATTAATTATAATATAGATGTATATTTAAGACATACTGAAATGGAAAACATGTATGTAAGGGAATTGATTGAACTTGTAACAAATGATTATAACGGCAATGTATTTAACTTTACTATTTATGATACAGATAAAAAAGCTTATGATCTAACAAGTAAAACAGTTAGCCTTATTGTAAAAAGCGAATTAAGTACAGTAATAGAAGATAATTGTACAATTGTTAATGCATTAAGTGGTACTGCAAAGATTACATTGCCAAGTGATATGTTTTGTGAAAAGGGTACATATTATGCTGAACTTCAGATATGGGAAGGACTTAATCGCATTACATCATTACCTTTTGATTATACAGTAAGATTAAGCCTAGATAGTAATGAGGCGGTAAAAGCTGATAATAGATTCAATTTATTACAGCAGGCATTAAGTAATGTTTCGAATGCTGATGCTGTTTCTAAGGAAGCCTTGCAAACAGCTAATAATGCAAAGACTATTGTAGATGATTTGGTGCCTAAAACAAATCAAGCAGCTCAGAATGCACAAGAAGCATTAGATAGAGCAACTGGGGTAGCAACTAAAGAAGAACTCAATAATAAAATTGGTCATGATGGGATTTTCGATGAAACGAATTTTGATTTTATTGGTGATAAGATTGTGCATGATGGGTTGGTATCACACAAAGAAAATCAAAACCTTAATGGGTGGACGTATTTATTGCAAACACAAATAAATATTAATGAATGTAATTTTTACATTAAAAGTGAGCCAATAAATATCATAGGAGCTGGTGGTTTATATATTTTAGGAGAATGGTCATCAACGATGACAAATGCGTTATCGATTAGACGATTAGGGTCTAGCATTAACATTAGATACATTAATATATCTGGGGTAGGTGCTCCGATTGATAATTTTATTACAGGATTACCATCAACGACTAGTTCTATAGAGGAGTATGTGTATATAAAAGACAATACTTTGTATATAGTATCAAATGGAACAACATATAGTAAAAAACTGCCAGATGATATATCTAAAAGTAATTTATATTTTTCACATGTAAAACTATATGGAATATCTACTGGGAATGAAGCAAAAGGTTATTTGAAATATGCTTTTATATATAATCGCCAGCTCTATCCGCAGGATATCCAACATAATATCCAGACTATTAGTAATTCACCAAGTATATCACATCTTGAAACTACAGACAGTTCGGGTAAAAAATCTATTTTAAAGGTTAGTTCAGATAGTGAACATGTAACAATGCGTAACGGCTATAACGTAGAAGAGTATGCAACAGCTAGAATGTTGGAAAGCGCAAAAGAATTTACCAGTACAAACGGAGAACCAATTAATATACCTAATGCACAAGATAAAGGCAAAGTGTTAGGCATGAGTATTAAAGGGAGAACGGTAAAGAATATTATTAAAAGACCAGAAAACATTTTTACAGCAGAAGCAGCGGTAGAAGTAAGGTTCTTTAAGGCATATTTTGAAGGCGCAACAAACGGTAAGTATACTTTGATTTTTGAGCTAGAGAACGACGTAAGTAAGTTAAATGTGTCAATGAGAAATAATGACGATACACAGATGCAATCGAGTTTGTATATAACGTCAACAAGCACAAAAGGTACTATTGAGATTTTAATTGATGTAACAAGTGTAAAGACTAGTGACGGGTGGGTAACTTTTAGAGTAGAGTCAACATCGAACCCTGTAGTTATTAAAAATGTTAGACTTTTAGAAGGCGACTTAACAAGTAAAAATATAGGAGTTGTACCATTTGGCCTTTCCTCAACCCAAGCCATTATAGATTGCAATAGACTAAAATACCCAATTTATCATCCTACAGAAACTAATCCAGATGGAAGTAGAAAAGTTATTCTATTGGGTGAATTAGGTGAGTCAAAGGACATCTTAGATTATAGAGATGATGGCACGGGAATCCTGTCACAAAACATATTGTTTACAACCGCCAATAGCAACACTTGGACTAAAGCTGTGGAAACGGATACAATGATTAGCTTTGGAACAGCACTTCTAAATGCTAAAGGGTTTACAAATAGTTCGGTTGCCGCTTGCAGGTGTGAACCCATTAAGGTATTCGCTACTACAGCTATATACAATGCCACAATAAAAGGTATAGCTATAAATCAAAATGGTTGGTTATATTTGTCTGTTTTAAAAACTGACTTAGCTACACTTGATTCTAAAGGTGTAAACGAATGGTTAACTAACGTTGGGTTTAAATTGTGGTATCAATCAGCTACGCCAGTGGTTGTTCAAATATCAAAGGAATTAATGCCCACAATAGGTCTAAATAAAACTAATATTTGTAAAGTTGACAGTGCAGTTGCACCAACTGAATTTAAAATAGTAGCACCAGTTGATCGTGTAGCAGAATTAACAGCTAGATTAGAAGCTTTAGAAGCTAAAACAAATACACAGCCAGTTAATACGGCTTTTGTAGAAGAAACATACGCTAAAAGCGTAAATAAAATAGAAGAGGTGATTAAATAATGACAGGTAAACAATTAGCAGTATATGAAACAATGAAAAACTTTATCAGTGCAAAGTACTACACAACAGAAAATGATGCAGTAGAAATCTTAAAGGCGTTCCAGGTTACACAAGATATTACACCGGAGCAGTACACCGAGTTAATATTATTGTCCAGAAGTGTATATACACCACCAGTAGAAATGACACCTATTGAACCATTACCTGGAGAAGTACCACAAGTATAGAAGTTTATTAATTAAATATAAGGCATAGAGAAGGCACCAGAGATGGTGTATTTTTTATGCCTTTTCTCCATTTAGAAAGGAGTAATGTATGGATGAACAATTATACAAAGACATAAGGAAAATTAGTGATGATATGATCTTTGTTAAAACTACATTAGAAAATATGACTAAGAACCAAAATGAAAAATTTGAAGCACTTGAAGAAAAACAAGAAGCTAGGATTAAAGCGCTTGAAGAGAAACATGATGAAAAGATAAAAGTAGCAAATCATAGAATTACTGATCTAGAAGAACAAAATAAGTGGTTATGGAGAACCGTATTAGCAGCAGTCATAGTTCAATTAGTATCTTTGTTTTTTAGATAGGAGTGTTGAGAATGGGATTAAGATGGGTTAATACACATAAGCAAAAGAAGAAAAGACAATATACGAAGCTAGTAATGGACTTAGTATTAGGGCTGACGTTAATTACAACGTTGGCATCTATTTATATCAACTTTAAGAATGGCATGGGGCTGGACGGGATTGTGGCTAACTGTTGGGATGGTCTTAAGTATATTATACCCAGTTACTGCGCTAAGAGTTATTTTGAAACGAAAGAAGAACACAAATACAATGGAGTGGAGGATGATGTAGAATGTTAGAAATCAACTTAGCAACAATCATATTGATATTGGGTGTACTTGTATTTGCTGTAAATGTTATCGTAGAGGTTACTAAAAACCTCTATCCATTAGATCAAATACACACAAATTACTATGTAACAGGACTTAGTATTACACTTACAGTATTGTCTTACTTTGTGTACTTGAGCTACACATCAAGTAAGTTTATTTGGTACTACTTTGCAGCAGTCATTGTAGCAGGATTTATAGTAGCTTATCTTGCTATGTTTGGCTGGGATAAACTCATGAAGTTATGGCATGAATCTAGTAAAAAGGATGGTGATATACGATGAGTATTGAACGATGTGATGACATTGACCAATTACACCCTAAAGTAAAAGAACTCGCCGAGAAGCTTCTAAATGAGGCTAAAAAACAAGGTCTTAATGTGAAGATTATAGATACATATCGTTCTAAAGAACGTCAAGACTATTTATATGCTCAGGGGCGTACAAGGCCAGGAGCTATTGTAACAAATGCAAAAGGTTCAGATATGAGCTCTTATCATAATTGGAGATTAGCTTTTGACTGTATTCAGAATAAGAAAGGTGATGAATATAATAGTGTATTCTTAGCTAAACTTGGTAAGATTGGTCAATCAATAGGACTAGAATGGGGAGGTGGATGGAGTGGATTTAAAGACGCTCCACACTTCCAGTATACATTTGGTTTATCTATTAAGGACCTAAAGAGTGGCAAAAAACCTCCGCAAGTACCTGTAAAAGATGTGGCATATGAAAAGGCCATACAGAATCTGGTGCTGGAAGGGATTATCGGAAGTCCAGCAGCATGGAATAAGATTAATCTAAACAATGTACTAGCACTTATTAGTAAGATAGGCGTCAGACTATTTGATGTAAACGGATATGATCTTGCAGTGGCTAAGATGGTAGAAGCTAAGATTATTAGTTCACCAGCTATATGGAAAGATAAGAAGTATACTGAACAGAATACAAGGGATTTGATTGTTAAGATAAGTAGTTATTTAGGGTAGTCCATTGGGCTATCCTGCTTTTTATTGCATAAAATTATTAATTGACATATACTTTATTTATACAACTTGACATTTTTCTAGCAATATAGTAAAATTGCTAGAAAAATCATCATAAAGGAGGTAGTTTTATGGCATACAAGGCATTAGATATTGCTAAATATGTTATCAATTATTGTATTGATATCCAAGATGTAAATCTTATTAGTAATTTAAAATTACAAAAAATAATGTATTACATTCAAGCTGCTTTCTTAGTAGAAACAGGAGACTTAGCATTTAACGAAAAAATATCAGCATGGAGATATGGGCCAGTGGTAGAGATGGTATACCATGAATTCAAGCGGTATGTTAATAGTGGAATAGATGAGCGAATAGATACTGAGTTAGTATTGAAGAATGAGAATGCGAGATATGTATATAAAAGACAAAAGTACAATCCTAATGAGAAATTTATAGATGAGCATAAGGAAATTATTAATAAAGTAATACACGGACAAAATAAATTTACAGCATTTCAGCTTGTAGCACGTACGCATGAGGAATATCCATGGATGCATGCTATAGAAAATGATGAACCTTATATTGATATAGATGATATGAGGCGGTATTTTACACAACATGGAGAGCGTATCTATGGAGAATAAAAGTAGTATAAAATTAACTACTGTATTAAAAGAAATGGTAGAAGAAGACATTAATGATTTTATTGCCGGTGATGCTACTTGTAAGTTTTTTTATAAATTCAAAGCATACTATGATACTAACACAAGGCATCTATATCATGAATTAGCATATTTTATGGTTGATCTAGATGCTAGTGAAGAAATTGACTATTTGATTGATAAAGTTTATTGGATATATACACATTCAAAAGACTTATCATGTGAAACAACAAGAAAAAAAATATTAAAGTTGTATGATCATTTGAAATTAGAAAAGGTACATTTTGACTCTTTAGAAAAGCTGAACAATACCTTGAAAAATACACAATTGGGTCAAATAGAACAATTTACAGAAGACATGAAAGATCAACTAGAAAATCAAAGTATGCAACTATTAGAAAATATAAGCGATGCTGAGAAAAAAATTGAAACAGTTAAATTTTCTTTGACAGACGTACAAAGGGATCTTAAGAATTCAGAGAAACAGATGTACACACAAGTTGTAGCTATTCTTGGTATATTTACATCTATTGTATTTTCTATGTTTGCAGGCTTAACAATGATTAATTCAATAGTACAAGCGCTATCAACTAATGTTATACCTTTTAATAAAGCATGTGCGATATGTTTAATGATAGGATTTATTGTATTCAACCTGCTTTATACCATGCTATATGCAATATCAAAGTTAACAGGAAATAGCATTGCCTATAAACATCCTAAAACTAATGCAGAAGGTTTTGATAAGGTAGGTATTATAAAAAAAGCGGCAATGACACATCCATATTGTTTTTGGGTAAATATAATCACTACAACACTATTAATACTGTTGATGTGTAATATTTTTTTTAGTGGTAGTACTATGCAAAATAACAAAAATGATGCTACATATAATAAGATTACTACACCAAGTGCAATTATTAATAATAATTAATTTCTTGATGGTACAGTTATATTTTGAGATGTAATAGGTGACACACAGAGGTAGGTCTTAGACTCTACCTTTTATTTTTTTGCTCAAATACTGATTTTATCATTAATAGATGTTAGTATAAAATATATAAGGAGAGTGGAATATGAAAAAAAATAATAATTACTGGTTATGGGTTAGAATGCTAGTTATAAGTAGTATTTGCATAATACTTGGGATATGTGTATTAAATAGTCTGTTATGGGCATTGGAGTGGATGCATGATGTAACAGGATGGAATATTAATCTTCCAGGAGTAGATCATGGAGTATGGATATCATTTTTAGGAAGTGTATTTGGTGGGATTATAGGAGTTGGAGGAGTGTATTTAACTTTAACAATTTCAAAACAAAAAGATTTGAAAGACGAGTCTACTAAACAGATGGAAAATTTTATATTTAGACATGAGGAGAATTTAAAAATATTTCAGTTAGCTAAATATAAAGTTATATATAGTGAAGTACAAGCTATTACTCAGAATTTAGATTTAGAAATTAACAAGATTCAAGCAGACTTAGAGCGTAGAAAGGCAGAAATGCAAATAGCTGAATTCAAAACAATGGTAATAATGAATAGTATAGATGATACTAAGGCTAAGGAACTCTATATAAAGGCAATACAAGAAATTCAAAATACATCATTAGAAATAATTTTAGAGATAGAAAAGTTATGTATAGATAAGTATAAATTTGAAAGTATAGACAGAAGAAGAAGAAAAATAGAAGAAAAAAAAGAGGAATTAAAAGAAAAAGGGGAGATTTTATCTCCAGAATATAACAAATTGGGGGATGAAGATTTTCAGCTAGCGAAAGAAAGAATAGGTTTATTAGGTAAGGCACCTGTTGATTGGCGTAAATTTAATATAGAAACATGTTTAAAAGCAGTAAGGGTAGCTGGTAAAGTTATAGTTGAAGAACAAGAAAAAGAAATTAATCAGTATTTTAAATAAGAAATATTATTTTAGGGTAGGCATGATGCCTACTCTCTTTGTTTGTTTTTATGTAGTGTAGATGGCATAATGAATAAAAAGGGGGTCAATATGAAAAAGACATATGAAGTAGATGTAGATCAAGTAAAAGAAAATATAATTTTAGAAATTGGCAGATATGTTAGCTGCAATGGTGGATACAGTAGAGAGTTACTAGATCATAACCTTAAACAAATATTAGAAAAAGGGTACAAAGAGGTACCAACAGATTATAAAGGGTAGGGCTTAGGTTTTACCCTCTTTTTATTGGAGTAATTTACCTGTTGATATATATCTTACCAATAGATATACTTACTACGTGCTATATAGCAACTTTACTGTGAAAGTGAGGTGGCGACATGAAAGATTTATTAGCATTTCTAGTCATGATTTATGTATTAACGAGATAGTCTTAGGTAAGGTGTTATGATTTATTATCATAATACCCCCTCCAGTATTAAGTGGAGGGGGTACGGTTTAACAAAAACTTAAATAAAGTGTTAGGATAATAAATGATAATATCTTCCGTATAAATATATAAGAAATAGGCCATACTCTTGAAAATTAAGGAGTGTGGTCTATTTTTATGGATAAATTTAATTTGAGAAGAGTTTTAGTAACAAGCTACTTTGGAACGATACTTGTAATAACTGTTATATTAGCAATAGCCCTAAATGTATAGTTGTACATCAAATAAAATTGCTATATTATAGTAACTAAGAAGGGGTGATGATATGAAAAACAATAACAGATTTTTAGTATTTATTATGACTTTATTACTAGTTACTACTACGTTATTTGGAGCAAGTGTTCAGCCAGCTACTACTATTAAATCAGTTGAAGTACATTTTATTGACACTGGTAATAGTGATGCTATTCTTATCAAGGATAATGGTAAAAACATGCTTATTGATGGTGCTGAGAATGATGATGAGAAGTCTTTAGTTGATTACTTAAAAGCTCAAGAAATAAAAAAACTTGACTATATAGTACTTACACATCCAGATGCAGATCATAGTGGCGCATTAGATGCCGTAATTAAAAACTTTGATATTGGTACAGTATTGATTGGAAATGGTAGTGCAGATACTAAGACTTATAAATACTTTGTTCAGGCAGCTATAGATAAAAAACTACAGCCAAGTGTACCATTAGAAGATAAAGTATTTACATTAGGCAACGGTACATTCCAATTTTATAATACTAAAAGCCAAGCAAAAGATGTAAATGATAGAAGCCTAGTAATGCTTTATAAAAATGGCGAACATGAGTTTTTATTTACAGGTGATGCAGGTAAAGATGTTGAGAAATCTATAGTAGAAAAAATGGTAGATGTTGATGTACTTAAAGTAGGACATCACGGAAGTAATACTTCTACCAGCCAAGAATTTTTAGACAAGATTAAACCTGAGATTGCTATAATTACTTGTGGAAAAGACAATAAATATGGTCATCCACACAAAGATGTAAGTAATAGGCTTAAAGATATTAAAACATATAGAACAGATTTAAATGGTAATATTATTATTAACACAGATGGTAAAATACTTACCATATCTACACAAAAAGTCGATAGTAAGATGACACAAAAACCTACAATAACTAAAGTTGATGTTGCATCGAATACTATAAATAATGTATCCGTATCAACAAATCCTACTAATACAATTACATCACCAACTACAACACAATCAACAGGACAAAAGGTTTGGGTTACTGGATCTGGTAAAAAGTATCATTATAAAACTTGTAGATATGTTAATGCAACAAGCAGAGAACTGACAGTTGATGATGCTAAAAAACAAGGATACGAATCTTGTAAAGTATGCCATTAGATTAAGGGTAAATTTCATATTATAAGTATATAAGAAATAGACTGCATTCGATAAAACAATGAATGTAGTCTATTTTTATGCAAAGAGATTTTATAGATATAAGGGTATGCTTATGTATAATGGTAATTTCTAGTATTGTAGTATTATCTAAATTATTATAATATAATATCAAAATGGTTTAGGGGGATAATAATATGAGTGAAATTCAATTAGATCAAGTTAATGTTCAGGAGCAACCGCCTCAAGCAGCAACAAAGTTTTGTAGATTTTGCGGACAAAAAATAAATCTAGATGCAGTAATGTGCATACATTGTGGAAGGCAAGTAGAAGAGTTAAAAGCGCAACAAGTAGCTCCGCAAGTTGTTATTAATAACTCAAATGTAAACAGCAACACGAATACTACTCCAGGTATGGCATATGGGGTTAAGCCTAAGAATAAATGGGTAGCACTAGGCCTTTGCCTAGTAGGATTTTTCGGATTTGCAGGACTTCATAAGTTTTATGAAAAAAAGATACTGTTAGGAATCTTATATCTACTCACATTTGGATTGATTGGTATAGGTACAGTTGTAGATACTATCATCCTTTTATTTAAACCAAATCCATATTTCTAAAAAACAACCTAGTCTTAAGTGGCTAGGTTGTTTTTTATTATAGATATCATTTACGTTTATTTATCTATTTTTATCCTTGTTTAGGATATTTTTATTCATTGTTTAGCTCTATTTAGCTTTGTTTATAATACTTTTATCATTAAATTGATAAAAGTGATGTAATCAATGATAAAAACAAGTTAATTAAATCTAAAAATAGATAAATAAAAGCTAAAAATTGCACAAAAAATAAAAATAAAAATTAGGTATTTACAGACAATATTACCATGGTGTATACTCCGAATGTGTAAGGAACAGTTAAAAAGTTAGGAGATTTATAGGGGGGTATTCGTTTAGATAAATCATTATATATCAATACTTTATGATTATTTTAAATTTTATTACATGAGACATTAAAAGACATAGGAGGCAATATGAAAAATACAATAGATATGATAAAAAATACGTGTGAAGAGATAGAACAAGACTTACTGGTAGATAGATTAAGGGTGCTACAAATAATAGACGTAGTAGGGAATATAAAAAATAAATTACAGCTGGACGGTATACTAGATATATCTATTGATGAATTTCCGATACAGCCAACAGAAGAAGATACATATGAATGTGTTTTGCAATATCAGATAGTTAAAGACAAGCAAATGATACTAATTGCCATAATCTTAGAATTTGGCATATTAAATGGAAATTACATAGATTGGGATTTGATACTGAACAATGACAATGAGTACTTAAATTTATATTGTAGACTTATGGATTTTAATATACACGTTACACTTTAAAACAGGTTATAATATCTCTTCTCCTACGTAAGCTAATTTACTTTTAGAAAAAGTTAATAACTTAAGCAGGAGGAAATATGAGAGAGAAAGTGTTTACAAAAGAAAAGTGGAAGAATGTAAATAATCAAAATAAGGACCTTTTATATGATTATCTAACAGAATTAAGGTCTATGAAGAGGTCTTCCAAAACTTTATACCAATACGAAAGTGACGGTAAGATGATTCTTTGTTACATATATGATCAGATGGATAACATGAATATTCTTAACCTTACAAAGAAAGACTTTAGGCGTATAACTTTGTGGCTACTCGAAGAACGTGAAGTAAGTAATGCAAGATTTAATCGTATATTTGCTCTGGTAAGAGGTATGTGCGGGTTTGCTGAAGATGAAGACGATTACGAGTATGAAAAAAATATTGCTAGAAAAGTTAGAGGATTAGAGAAAAAACCTGTGAGAGAGATTCTGTTTCTTACAGATGAACAAATACATATACTCAGGAATTATCTAATAGAAAATAGAATGTATAGGGAATGTGTTTACTTAGATCTAGCATATGATTCGGCTGCTCGTATAGGAGAGATTGCACAGGTACATAAACATAACTTGTTAGAAAATCGTATGACCAATGTTGTTATTGGAAAGCGTGGTAAGAAGTTTAGGCTTTTATATCATAAAAATACACTTGAAAGCTTGAAATTATGGCTAACATATCGTGGAGAAGATGATCTAGATGAACTATTTGTAAGTACTAGGTACACAAATAAAAAGGCACTTACAAAAGAGGCTCTCTACGAATGGTGTGTAAAGTTTAGAAGTATTTTAAAAGAACTTGATGGTGAATATATAAAGTTTACTCCACATTCATTTAGACATTCGGCGTTAGAAAATTATAAAAGAGGTACACATTATATGTGTAGAGAGATAGGAAGAACATTTACGATAGAAGAGTTACAAGTGTTGGCGCACCATGAGAGCATTGACATGACTAAAAGTTACTTAAAGAAAGATGACGATGATATTTTAAGCAATATGTTTAATATAGATATTACATAGGAGAGAATTACATGGACATTGAACAATTAGAAATATTAAAAAACGATGGATATAAAGCAATTGAGAAGGTAACTATACCTAAAAAGCTACAAGAGGAGCTTAATGCACTAAAAGAAAAAGCTAACTCTATTACAAATACAAATGAGTTCTACATGGTTTTAGATGATATTATTGCAAAACAAAATCAAATAGACACAGATGCACTTGTACAAATGTATATACTTGGTAGTTTAAATGAATATAAAAGAATGTCAGAGATGCAATTAGCATTAAAAAGGGCCCAACTTTAATTTGTTGGGTCCCTTTTAATTTTGACTATATCCTCAATATTACAATTAAATTCTAAACAGATTTTTTCTACAGTAGACAAGTTAACACTTTCGCCTTTTTTAAACTTAGCAATAGTATCCCAACTTAATCCAACGTGATCATGCAGGTATTTCCTATCCTTACTATGCTCTCTTAGTATTTCCTCTAATCCTATGTAACTTATCATATAAATCCCCCTATAAATGGCATTAATATAAAAATACCATTAATTGTAAAATAAATCTAGTTTTATCGGAATAATCAAAGTTATCTCGGCATATATCTAGTAGTGTATAAGAGATAGCCACTAGGTAGCCACACATTATAAGATAGTTATTAGAGTGTAGCCACTAAGTGTAGAAAGGGTGGGTAGATGATATTAGCACTTAATGCAGGGTTTTATAATACAAAAGTGAGAACATGTAGTACTAGAGAAATACATCAAACTAGGATACAACTAAATGAAAATGGTAGCAGGACTCTTATATTAGGAGATTGCTACTATGAAATAGGAGCAGGGTCTAGAGATATAAGTGATAAGCAGTTAAGTACATGTCATAATGTCTGCACCAACTACAATATTTTAAAACATGCAACATCAAATGAAGTCCAGCTTATAACAGCTTTACCTATGGCATTATATCTTAATAATCAATACAGAGATAAATATCGTATAAGTATGTATGGTAATCATGATGGTATTGTTGATGGGGAATATAAGAAGATAACGGTTACAGATTGTACAGTTTTTGCAGAAGGAGCAGCAGCTTACTTACCTCATAAAGCAGAATTAAAAAATGAAGTAGTAGGATTACTTGACTTTGGTGGTAACACAATTAATTGTATGATCTATGAATATGGTAACCTTTTAAAAGATACGATAAGTACACTTGATTTGGGAATGATTAAGCTGGAAAGGTTGATTATTGATGAATTGAATATCACTAAAAACTGGAATGTGCAAGATTATGAGATTAGAGGAATAATCAAAAGTGGAGAATGCAAAGAGATAGTAGACAAATGCATACAGTCACATTTAAAAGAGATACAGCAAAGGCTTTTAGAAAAGAAATGGAATATAAATAAGCTACATGTTTTTGCTACTGGTGGAGGAAGTAATCAGCTGGAACAGTATCTAATGAACAGTTTCAACAGAATAACAATAAGCAGTAATGCTATTTGGGATAATGTAGATGGTCTGTATTTAGTCGGGAGGGAGATTTATGGCAAAAAAACATATTAGCATAACAAACAAAAGAGTTCTAGATGCTTATGAAGAAGCTGCAAAAGATGGGAGAGGGTCTAGACTAATAGAAGAAGCAATTATTTACTACTTGGATAATATCGAACACGACTACATCACAAAAGAGCAAGTGCAGAGTATGATTATGGATGCACTTAGAAATATTGAAATAAAAAATCCTAACTATTCATCTGAAGAGTTAGGTAATGATATTGCAAGTATATTAGATCTATAAGGGAGGAAGATGTATGAAGTATGAAAATATAATTAAAAAGTTAAGAAGTAATAGTGTGAGAGTATATGAGGGCGAGTTTGATTATAAGCAAGTAACAATGGTGTCTGGTACAGCTTTAATTGACTTGATAGATGGGAAAGCAGTTCCTACATCTGCTAAGTACAATGATGTCGTAAAGCAGATCCAAGAAGGGAAGTCACACATTATGACCATAGAGGGTGGAAAGAAATGTCTAACACAATATGATAAGTTGTAAAAGAAAAAAGACCACCTAAAAGGCAGTCTGGTTGATGGGTGCACTTACCCACGATGCAGTAGAGTGACGACTACTCGGCTTCGCACTTCGTACCCGCTCACACTACAAGCGTATGATTTGAATTTTGAAATTATGCAAGTCTACTAGGTGTAAGAGAGAATATTAACAAATTATTTACAATTAAAAGATTACTGATGCACATACAGCAGCATAAGCAATAAGGTAACCTACCATTACTGGGAACATTTATTTCACATCCTTTGATTTATTATATCTAAGCATCTCCGTTTATGCCGAGTTATATACATCGATTTTAGATTTTTTATAGGAGGAATTTTATGCGATTAGGAAGTATAGAAGTATGCTATATCTCGTACAATAAGAGCCAGTATCAGATTGCTAGAGAAGAAATGGCTAAGGTTACATTAAGTGAATTGAAAAGCATTGTGGTAGGTGCTAGTTTTTTAATGGCTACTACAGTTAATATGCTTTATGCAAAAGTTAATGTTAATAGCTTTACAGATAAAGTCAATACAGAAGGATACAAGGTGCTAGGTATGCTACAGGCAATAGGGTACTGGGCGGCGATAGTATTTGCAGGAATAGATATAGTAAAGAACTTTAAGAAACAGGATATTAGTGGGATTATATCAACTGTATTGAAGTATTTTGTAGCAGTAGCAGTTTTATATGGTCTACCAGATATATTTGATTTAGCACGTAGTTTCTTTGATTAAGGAGGTATGTATATGTTAATGGCATGTAAGATAGTTGGAACAGTAGGTATCATTATGCATATATGTAAGATTCAAAAAGGCAGAGATATAGCAGTAGGAAGTAGCATAGTAGCTATTACCTGGGAGATTATAAAGGCGGTGATATAGTAATGGGGCAGATAATACATTTTCCGAACAGCAAAAAAGATGATAGTAATATTGATGTTGTTCAGGTATCAAAAGATAAAATAATTATAAATGGTGTTGAGTGTAAATGCATGGACCTAGAAGAGTTTATAATGGGTATGGATATTTCACCAGAATCAGAAGAACGATTTATCAAGGGGCTGTTTGAGATAATAAAAGAAGCTTGTTTTGAGGACATTAGAATATTAAAGATATTTAAAGAGATATTTAAAGGGAAGTGA